GCCTCATCAGCACCTTTGTAATATGCTTCGTATGCCGCAATTATGGACTTTTGTTGTTGTACATAAGCACGAATATCACTAAAGTTTAATCCAAGGTTAGCATAACCTTTATCTGTTAATCCAAATATTGCAATAGGTCTACCACTTTTCTTTATATCTGCGAATACTTGTTTATAGTTCTCTTCAGTAACTATAACCCATTTAACTTCTCTCATCTTAAGAAGGTCTGCATTTGGTAATGTTAGTTTTGGTTTTTCTACTGGCTTTGCTGATACTTCTAGTTTCTCAGGCATTGACCCACAACTACTGAGTAGCAGTATTGCCAGACCACAACCAAGGACACTCTTTATTAAATGTCTTTGCATCTTTTGCTTCCTTCTCTTTATCATTTAGAGGTGCACCACTTAATAATTCAAAACACCTTCCAGCATTATTTGTGCCTCTATTAACTGCATTTTTTATCTTTTCTGTTTTTTCAACTGCTAGTAAACCTAAATCGTCCATCTTAGCCAGTTTACTTGCTAGGACACTGTTTTGTACTCTTATTAATGCAAATTTGTTATTCACTATATTAAGTTGTTCACTTGCTTTTTTATAATTCTCTTTCATAGAAGTTAGTGCTTGTTCACTTAAATTTACTGCTGTTTCTGCTTTTGCAACATTCTCAATAAGAATTTTCATTCTTTGTTGTGTGTCATTGTAATACCAACTAAATGCAAGGCCCATTGCTACTAACAAAGCCATCATTATCATTGTTAATTTCATTCCCATAGTGTTATCCTTATTATATAGTATTTACACATAGAAGCCAAATTCTTTTTGTTTATGATACCATATATTCCAAGTATATATGGCTTTTTGTTTATTAAAATAGAAGTGTTTAGATAGTAAATTAATAAATTTTTCTCTATCAAAGACACAACTAAAGTCTAAAGGTACTGCATCTATTGTTACGTCATACTTGTATTTCTTTGCAAGTAAATCTATTTGTTTTTCTAATGGCAGATTATGAATAGTTTTATACAAATTATCCGGATAATATGCTCTAAGAGGTTCACTAATACTATTCATATTATTGACTAAAGCAAACCTTCTACTTGCTAATTCTCTTAACTTTGGATCATTGATAACAACTTGATAGTTATTGTATCCAAAACTTAATGCTAGTAAACTATGACCTACTATCGTAGCCACTGGTAGGTCTTGTACTTCGTTCTTACTAAACTTATGGTGTAGTTTTAGTTTTGCTTGTATATCGTCACCGATAGTATTGCCGTTGTTTACTATTCGTCCTGCAATATCACCCCAACTACCACCTTTAAAGTAAATATAGTTTTGAGGCATTAATTATGCTATCGCTCGCATTCTTTGTACTAATCTGTCTGCTCTATTAGTAACTTGTTTATACCAACCTGAATCTACCATTTCATCAGCGGCAGCATTCCAATCTCTAGCATCTACTCCACGTTTCATACCTTTAAACTTGGATAATCTTGGTCGGCCCATATTAAACATCATGTTTGCAATTATAAGTTGTGTTTCTTCAGGTAAGTCATCAAAATCATCATAAAGTATCTGACAATCGCCTAACACTACTTCACAATCGGATTGAAATGCTTCAGTAACTCTTTCTTCACTTACTGGAGTATCTACTTCTTGTCCATATTCTGGATCTGATTCTAAAATTAAATGACCAATACCAAATGTAGGGTATCCTAAGTGGTCTTTATAAACTGCGTAAACTACGCCTTCGTCAACTGCGAGGTCTTCTTGTAACTGTTGTAAATTCATTGATGTCTCCTTTTTTGCGAGGAACTCTCGCAACATTTAACATACCTTCAAGCATGTCTTTACTTTGCTTAATTGCTCTATATTTACGAGGACTAAGTGGTATCTGTTGTTCTATATTATTAACACTTAGAATATATTTTGGATCTCTTTTAGATCCTTGATAGTATTTCATTGTCCAGTCAGTTGGATCAATTGATGTTAAGTTTTCTAAATCGCCTATCATACTCATAAAATTATTTGGATAACTTGTTCTACGTTCTGCTTCTACAAAAACTAAGTAATACCCATCTTCGATTTCACCTGGACTTGTTTCAGCATCTATTATCCATTCGTATCCTTTTTCTAAGAAATTTTCTAAATCAACTGCCGCATCTTGTCCTAGTACTTTAAAACTAGCAACAACAATATCATCATCAGTGCCAACCTTTGCACTAAATTCATCAAAGTCTACGTTAGGTGTAATTCTATCTTGTAAGTCGTTTGCTACTAATCCCATTATACAACTCCAGGCTCTTGAACAGATTGGGCAGTCATATTATCTAATCCGCTTTCGTACGAAGAATCTAATTCACTTAAATCAACATCACGTCCTTCTAGTTCAATAAACCCTTCAACTGCATCACTAACGATTTCACTTGGCATTTTAATCTTAACTAACCAAATAGGATTTTCTTCTAACTTTGGAACTTTTGTGCCTGGCGCAAAGTCACTGTAGTTCTCAACCTTGATTGGAGTTGTTAATTTATCTTTACTATACTCAACGACAACATTGTATTGTAGTAGTCTCTTAGCCGCATCTGGATCTGGCATTGCTTTATTGGGCCACATAAATGTACACTCAACCCAATGTTTAGATTTGACTGGACCTTCTACAAGTTCACCTTTGCTCCAGTTTTTAAAAGCATACATGTCTAATTCGTCTAATACTCTTTCAAAGTCCATAAGAGTCTTTAAACTACTTTCACTCATATAAATGTTTTTAGTATTTTCGACTATATCTTTGATATCCATGATTACGGGCCCTTTTGTATATATAATGTATTTATCCATTCAGCATGTGCAATCTCTTTAGGATGAGTCGTATAAAAAGGTTGCTTAGTCTGCTTTGCCCAGTTATACATGCCTATATCAGCACCCCATTTAGTCATATCAATATCTTCTCTTAATGTTCTTAAAGTTGAGTCCATATTAGAATTATACTCGAACAAACTATTATCCACATGCATAAAAACATACTTTATGTTATGTTTTACAAGATAATTTTGTAACATAACTATCTCACACCAACTTGTATATATTTCCCAATATTCTGTTTCAGCAACATTGTTTATATAATTTTTGGCAAAGTCTGTTATTCCTCTTTTTTCTGCATTGGATCTGTTTGCGTTTTGTTTTTTTAACACAGATTCATCTGGGTTAACGAAATGATCTTCAAAGTTTTGATCATTATGTGTCCAAGGATTAATACTATACCATGGACTATCTGCATGTCCTGTATCATATGCAAATCTAAACTCATAACGATTAGGAAAACTCCACATTACTGCTACGAACAAATCTAAGTCTTTGTATTTGTTTATAGCATTCATAACATTACGTCTGATACTACTATTACTTGCGGCAGGTTTTGCAGTATTACATATATTCATGCCTAGTTTTTTTGCAAGTAAATTACTCCATGCATGTTCTTGACTAGACAACTCGCTACCATAAGTAAAACTATCACCACCCGAAATTAATACTGTCATAATAGGTACATCCATATTAAAATTTTCATAGTATCTCTTATATGGTAAAAATGTTGTTTTTGTTTGAGTTGGCTAGTATTGATAATGGATCTACCTTGTAATCTTCTTTCATTATTTCTCCTATTTAATATCTTCAAGTTTAGAACCACCTTTACATACAAACCCAGGCGGTGCCCATAATGTATGGTTTAAATCATTCTCTTCTGTGCAATCTGGACAGAATCCAAATCCATTAGTTAGAATTTTTACAACATGACCTTTATCACATTTACCTACTAAACCAGTAAAATCAAATAAATGTTTTGTTACTCCGATTGCCATATTAATATTCTATCCCACATAAACGGGCTGCCCACATATCATTACATAATTCAAGTAATTCATGTTCAGTAAGTTCTTTATGTAATTTTTTTCTTTTTAATTTTTTCTGTGATTTATCATAAATTACTAAACAATGAGTAGATGTCTTTTTTACTCTTTTAATAATTCCTCTAACTATATCTACAACTTCTTTTTGTTTATCAGGATCTTCTAGTGTTTTGTTTTCAAATTGTTTCATGCAAAGTACATCCATATTAGCATTGGAATAATAATAGCAAACTGTGGTAAGAAGTTTAGTATGATTGCTTTCTCATTCCATTTATATCCTACATAAATCCAACCACTAGCACCTACCATTTGCAGTATGCTATTCCAAGGAGTTATGCCTGCGACATGCAGAACCATAGCAAATAGTATGGTTACTGCACTCGCATATTTAACATAAGTTACTAAGTTACTTTTGGGCAACTAGTGTATCTTTATAAACAGCCTTAATTCCAAATGCTTCGTTGTTAAACTTAACAAGTGTGCTTAATGCTTTTGGTGTTATTAGTTTCATAAGTGTATCTCTATGAGCGTCACCATCTTTACCAATTAACCAATCGTATTGTCCAACTTTCTTCTGAACTGCTTTAATTGATTCAGGAGTTGTTGCAACTTTTTCTAATGCAGCAATTAGTTTTGCTTTATTAGGATTGCCTTTTGCTACCCATAGTGCTTTCTGCATACCATCACGGAAACTTTTTACAAGTTTGTAGGCAGCATATAAATCACTTTCAGGCTTTGTTCTATTTGCGGCATAGAATAAGTCTTCCATTTGTATACCTGGATAGTTTGGATCATCTGCATGTGAACCATCTGGTTGTAGTATGCCATGATGAAACCATAACCCTGCTAGTCCCTTGTCTATGACGGGTTGTACATGCTTTTTAAATGCGGCTGGATTTTCTCTTGTTCCATCTAGTTCGCCACGTTTAAATGCTAGACGTCTTTGTCCGCCTTTCATGCCTTTAATCCAATTGACGTTATTTTTAAAACAATCGATATATTGTTCTGTTGTAAGTCCAGGGCCACATTTTAATAGTGTTATTGCAATACCTTCTGGAATCTGTCCACTACCAGCGGCAAATGAAGTCTTTCCGCCATATGGATTATGGTCTTTACGAGCTGCCACAATAATGTTTAGGTTCATAAGTCCAACACTGTCGTATTCGTTGTAGTCGTAGTCTACTTTTTCATTTAAGAAACTAACACCGTTACCACCATGTGATACCATAACAACTTTGTCGTCGTCTCTCATGTCGTTGTGCCATTTGTTAAATCCTGGAATGTCTCTAGCACCTTGAATGTGTTTGATAATAATCTTTTCATCCAAGTATTTTTCCATTTCTGTGGCAACAATCTGTGCCCACACACTTGTTCCACCACCTGGCTTTTGTGGAACAACAAAGGTGTAATCAGCAACTGCTGATGTAGTAAATCCTAGCAGTACTGCTAGTGTAGTAAGTATTTTAAGCATAATCTATTTTTCCTTTTCTTGTTATACTGAATATTAAGATACCAATGATACAAACAATTAGTACCATGAATATCGGTCTTGTAATTAGTGTCTCCCAGGTGTATATTCCTAGGAGTTGTAGTGTAAAGCCTTCAACCTTGTCTGCTAAAATATATCCAATTAGCAGTGCAGGTCGACTAAACATAAAATGTTTGCAAAAGAATCCCAAGCAGGAAAATATTGCCAACATTGCGAGATCTTCCCATCCGCCTGTGTATTGCATTGATGTAAAAATAATCAATGCCAGCAGTACTGGAAAGTAATACTTGTATGGAACACTTGCTATCTTGCAAATAGGTTTGATTAGAAACATGCAAATAAGTGCAACAATAACTGTTGCACCTAAAAACCCAAATGTCATACTTGTAAATAATTCTTTGTCTTCAGCAATATCCGGTGTACCTAATTCAATGTTTAGATACATAAACAAACTCATCAATATGGCTGCAAACTTTGCACCTGGTATGCCAAATATCACTGTTGTAATCATTGAAGTTGCTTTCTGCGAATTGTTAGCACCTTCGGGTCCAATAACTCCTTTGATATTTCCGTTACCAAACTTTTCTTTTGGATTGGCTGCAACTGCTGAACCATAAGCCAACCAGTCTGCCATTTGTCCACCTAGTCCTGGTAATAATCCTATAAACGCACCAATGAATCCACCTCTAAGTGCCAACCAGCGATTCTCCCAAACTGCTTTCATGCCAGCCACTAATTCGCCTTTGCGTATTTCTCCATTGGCAGTGCTTGTCTTTGTAAACAATCCTTTTACTAGTTCTGGAATAGCAAACAACCCTGCGGCAACTGCCATAATTTGTACACCGTCTTCTAAGTAAAACCAACCTAGTGTAAATCGAGGTTCATTGTTCTCTGGGTTAACTCCTACTAACCCTATGAATATTCCAAAAGCAATAGCAAGTATTGTGCGGAACCAATATTTGTTACTTAAAAATCCTACTGTAGCAAGTGCTAGTACAGTGAATGCCCACAGTTCAGGAATACCTAATATCATTATCAAGTTAGTATACCAAGGCAGTAGTAAAAATACCAAACAACCCCAAATTAATCCATTCACTGTTGATGTAGTAACGGCTGCACTTATTGCATAGCCTGCTCTACCTTGTTGTGCTAGTGGAAAGCCGTCTACCATTGTAGCCGCGGCACTGTTAGCACCAGGTATACCTAGTAGTATTGCAGTAAACGAGTCGCCTGTGGTTGAGGCTGCAACAACTGCCATTAGGAATATAACACCTAAGTAAGGTTCGTGTACAAAGTAACTGATAAAACCAAACAGTGCAATTAAACCTGTGGTTGCTCCTGCGGCAGGTATAATACCTATTATTAGTCCATAAAGTACACCACCTAATAAGGCTGCGATCATTTCGATCATAGCCGAAGTTCTCCGTCTTGTATATTATATGTTGCAATAAACACATCAGAATGTTTATTATGTTGTCTCCAAGTTAACTTATGCTTTTGTGCAAATCTTAGAATACCTATATTCTGTTCGCCTATCTCAATTCTCATTCTAAACTTGTCATCATAATATTTGTAGTCAGGATATGTTATATTAAACCCACCTGCTTGTAACCACCAATCTAAACTTGCTTCGTCATTCTTATATATTAGTACGATTCCTGAGTGTGGATACTGCTCAACAATATCGTCTAGGACTCTAGCCCACTCATGACTTTTATGTAGTTTTGTACTGTTGCCTGTATAAGGTCTATCCAAATTTTTTGTATCTAGTATAGCAGGAAATTCCATACCTGTTCCAAAGTATGCTCCTACGTGTCCACTAAACTCGCCGTGTGTGTATTCTCTATCAGGAGTCCTGTCAGTCGTGTTGAATCTAGGATCTTGTTCAATTTCTTGAGCAATTCCACTCCAACGACTTCCTGGCACACCTGTCAGAAAGATTCTGTTAGGTATTGTCATTAATTTTCTTTCGGGAAATTAAACAACAGTGAACTTGTCCGCAGACTGCGTTACTGTTGCATTTGTATATTGTTATTTAGTTCTCCAAACAAAGTACATTCTATTATTTGAATCATTTCGTAAATCAAGTATATCTACATTAAAGTAGTCTGCACAATTCATAATAAAGTTACTGTTCCATGGATAAAAAGTTATCCATTTTGCTTCTGGTTTGGGGTGTTGTAATCCAGGGTTAACTCTAAAGAACATTACTGCACCTGGAGCACACAAATTTACTGCCTTTTCAAGTTCAGCAAACACTTTATCTGTTGATCCAAAGTTAATACTGCCTAGTGCAATTACTACATCAAACTTAATATCAGTCTTGTAGTCAATTATACCAACTTCGTAGTCAGCATTAGTATTATAAGGATCGATACCAATTAAGTTAGGTATCTTACCTTTGAACTCGTTATACCCACATCCTATATCTAGTACGTTTCTAGGTTTAAGTGCATTAACTTCTTCAATAACTTTAAGTCCGCTATACTTAAACTTTTTAGTCTCTGGTTGCCATACTTCACCAAAATACTTGTGTAGTACTGCGGTATCTATTTTATCTGTAAGTTCGGCAACTGTACTAAAACTTACATCATCTAATTCAACAGAGAATATTCCGTTGATTAACTGCTTTAGTTTTGCAGGACTTCTCAATGCCTGAGGACTAGTCTGCAACATGTATTCTACTTCATTTAGTATCTTTAGATTCATCTTTAACTCCTATTATGCATTTATATTAACATAGTTATGCAGTAAATGCAATAAAAATATCATAGGATATAGGCTCATATTCCATATAACAGTATATAACCATCAATTATCAAAAGTAAATACCTATGTGAAAGGAGGGCAGATGCCCCAATTGATTACATCCAGGCTTATGTCCTACTTCATTAAAACTATTTAATAGGGAGGACTTTAAATGAGTCGACAACGATTTAATAAAAAACAAAAACATCAAAACAACTCAAGTAACGACAATAATGTTGTTAATATGGATAACTATATCACACGCAAAAAATCTGTGGTATTAATTCCAAGAAACCTAAATCAAGAAACGTATATCGAACAATTATTAAATCCAAGCAATACGATTGTATTTGGCGTTGGGCCTGCAGGTACAGGTAAAACCATGTTAGCAGTAGTCTCTGCAATCAAAGAACTAAAAGCAAAAACTATAGAACGCATAGTAGTCACAAGACCAGCAGTTGGTGTCGATGATGAAAAGCACGGGTTTTTGCCAGGTGACCTAAATGCAAAAATGGCGCCCTGGACTAGACCTATATTTGACGTAATACAAGAGTATTATAGTCCACAAGAAACTGCGAAAATGATAGAAGACGGTATTATTGAAATCTCTCCTCTTGCATTCATGCGTGGAAGAACTTTTAAAAACTGTTACATCATCGCAGATGAGATGCAGAATGCAACACCAAATCAAATGAAGATGTTACTTACTCGTATCGGAGACGATAGTCGTATGGTTGTTACTGGTGACATTCAACAAACAGATAGACGAGAATCAGAGAACGGATTGATAGACTTTGGTAAACTTTACGAAAAGTTTGGTACTAGCAAATTTATCAGAATGGTTAAATTTACACATAACGATATTGAAAGACACCCTGCTGTAAGTGAGATTCTAACAATTTACAATGATAAATAAAAGTATATAAAATTGTTTCAAAAGGAGGTCCTCTATGGCCGATTATAGAATTGGTATACAGATGTACCAGACAAAGGCTGGTGATGAGAATGCCAAAGTAAAAATAACAATCAATGGAAACGTAGTTGATGAAGTATATGAAGTCGTTGGTGAAGATGAGGCTAATGCTACAATAGCAACTTTTGACGTATCAGGATTACCAGATAGAAAAAGAGACGGATCTGCTAGAGTTGTAATGAAAATTGAATTGTTAAACGACCTCTATGTTGATGATGATAACGACAGAAATGTAAGTGTAACATTTTTAGGATATAATCCTAAAGCCAGTGATGGCAAATATTACCAAAATAATGCTGGTTCTGGTAATGGCATGACTAAAGGCGAAGTATCAGACTGGACTACACTTCATGCATATGCAGAAGCTCACTTATGTGGAGTGACAGGCGACGACTCCAGTACTTTGGATGTTTCACAATATGGTAATTCTATGCAGTATCTTATAAGCAATGATCAAATAACTATAACTATGCCTTTGATTATGGCAGTGGGTGGTGGGGATATGTCGTAACTGACTAATTTATTCATGTTCACCTCCAACGTCTCTTGCATCTAGTTCTATCCTTTTTCCTTTATAATATATTGCTCTACTACGACTAGGCGTGTGGTAATCTTTCTTTAAAAAGAAACTTGGTTTCGTTTTAGCAAGTTCAAATGTTGCAACTGTAATTACTATTGCTGCCAGTATAAAAGCATGTGCAAATAAACTAATGCCAAATGCAGTAATACTACCAACCATCATACCAAAACAGATGCACCACATCCATGCTAGTATCTGTAGTACCATATGTCTAACATTAGTATCAGGAATGTTCTTTAGTGGATTCATGTTGGCATTCATGATGCCGTTCCAACTGTTGTATATAAATGTTCTCATCATATCAACTCACAATTTAAAATTTTGTAGATCTCTTCCCAATTTTTGACCAAAGGAAAATCTTTACAGTCCATATTAAAACCATGTTCTACTAACAAAGGTTTAAGACCTTGCTTAGAACCTGCTAAACAATTCTCAGGTTTGTCTTCTACCCAATAGTAACCACTGCCTGCATACTTACTTAGTGCATCATCTTTTTCAGCACCAGTTGCTATACAAGTAACAACACTAAATGTGTCTTCACCAAATAGTTTTTCTAAGTTTCTTTTTCTTAGTTTCTGTGCATACTTGTTTGTTGACAAACTTGTAATTGCATGAAAGTCCCATCCTTCATCTGCAAGTTTTGTTACATACTGTACTGCATCTCTTAGAGGAGGTAAGTAACCAATTGCAGCACTTTCGTTAAATTGTTTTATTAGTTTCTTACCTTGTGCTTTTTCAACACCGTATCTTTGACTAATATCATATATAAACTGTGAACCTTCAACTCTCTTAAAACCAAACTCTTCCATGAATATGTCAAATGCATATTCCCAATTTAAAACTACGCCATCACAGTCTATTAATATTGTTTTTTTCATCTTCTCTCCTAGAAATGTTGTTTACATTTATATAGTAGCATCATTACTCACGAAGTCAACCGCTTTACTATATTTTTCTTCAGTATCAAAACCAAATAACCATGTATATCTTGGTGAAGGTGCATATGCACAGTGCCAGTATATTTCATCTTGTGACCCTATATGGTTTCTTTTAAAGTTCCATCCTACTTTATCATTAGTCCTAATAATTTCACCAGTCTTTAGATTATAGTCTTTGTAAAATCCGTCCCCTTGTGGACTATAAGACATAAGTATAAGCCATTCATCAGGAGTGGAGTCTATATCGTTATGCCAACCTACAAACCCTTTAGGATTATAAATGGAGGTGTAACGGTGATCATAATCAAAAGGCATATTATCAAAAATGTATTTCCCGTAAGGCTCATCGCCAAATACATTAGTAACACTATAATATCTAGGATCTGCTCCTTTTAGTATATCTTTAATGTATTCATCACTTGTGGTCAGTTTAGATATCTCATCATAATCATTTATATCCCAAAAAGGTTGTCTAGGACCAAATCTAGGGTTACTAACTAAATCTATGTTCCAATCGATATTCTCCCAATCCTCTAGAACACTTAAAACTTGCTTATTCTTTACTTGCATTAGTATCCTCTTTCAAATGTGTAATTAATTCTTTGTATTCTCTAAGAACACCAACCATTGTTGCCATGTCTGCTCTATAGTTGTGTGCTATCTTAAGCAGTTCTTTTTCTGTTGTGCTTGCAGTAATAGACGCTACCATAAGATTATCACAAGCAGTCTTTTCAATCTTTTCTAATTTTTCTATATTATCATAAAACATTACTTCTCTCCTACATTCATTACTTGCATCAGTCTTGAAACTCTAACACTTCAATCATAGCACACAGTTTCTCTTGTGCCATACGTTTGTTTGATGCTGGTACCCATGCTTGTCCTAAGCCATGTTCCTCGTCAACCTTGTGCAGTTCAACACTGATACGTTCAGTGCCATTCTTACGTATCTTTAGAGGATGCGGCGCAGTAAACTTCAGTATGAATACTTGCTCACGTGGGTTGAATTGTACTACTTCGCCCATTTTTTAATCTTATCTAATTCTTTTTGTGTATAACCGTATTTGCTAATTAATCTTTGTTCTGCTGAACTGTCACCAATTAACATTTTTTTAACTAATAAATTAAGGTATGTATCCATTTATATCTCCCTAAATTAACATTGGTAGTTTTGGATAAGGAGTATCTATGCCGTTTGTTTGATCTAAGTACGAACATACAAATTCAAGCATAACTGATTCATGCATTGTTAGATAATAATCTAATGCTTCAAAACCTATTGTGTCTTGATAAACAAAATCATCTACTGAATTAGTCTTACAGTAGTGTAATATTGCTTCTCTTTCAGTTCTTATATCTTGCATTTGTCTCTCCTAATTTCTAACTATAATTAAATATAACATAGATTTTAGATTCGTCAACCTTTTTTATAAGGGAACCATCTGTGGCTTCATAGGCTCATTTTTGTTGATTGCCTCCAACGACTCAACGGCTCTTAAGGAATCCCTTGGTTCCTGCATTACTCTGCTTCGGATAGTTTGTTGTATGTTTATGGGTCTGATATATCGTTTCACTCGCCCAACTCATACTTCTGTGTCATATGGCTACCAATCCATACTAGACTGTGTGCATCCAGCCTTGTCTAATTATTTATTAAGTCTTTTCCTTGCTCAACAATACCCTCAACTCGGATATTATTAAGTTCTAAAAAATAACTTATGTCTAACATAGCCTGTGTTATACAATATAAGAAGATACCTAAACCTGCTAAAAAAATTCCTATTTTCATTAATTTACCTTTACATAGTTAAGAACAGTTTCCTTACCACTATGATAAGAACTGGTCTGATGACGTTTTACTTTTCCTACTACTGATATATCTTTATCTGTAATATTAAAAACTTCGCCCTTGCTTGTGAAGAACACAACTAAGTTCTTCTGTTTGTCGATTGCATTAACAACATGACATCCAAGTTTAGCAATATAGTTAGTTCGCATAACTGTAATATCAGTTTTAATTTGTTCTCCAACAGTTCCTATATATTCACTGTCGTCGCTTAGTAGTCTTTGCTTTTGTTCTACCTTTTCTCTATCCATAGAACGGAAGTAACTTTTAGGTAGACTAGCAATAACACCAAAGTTAAAGTTTGCTACTTCGCCTTGTTTAACAATCTCTAAAACTTTTTCTTCAAAGTCGTTAATCTTCCCACTAATAGCCTTAAGCATTAGTCCTTGGTAGTAAGTAATAATATCTTTTGCAGTTTGTACTTCGTCTTCGTCAGGAACATTCTCAAACTTAAACTCCTCGTCTTTTCCAGGTTGGATTTGTTTGATACCCATTCCGTTTAACATAATATTCTTGTTACTATATGTAGTTACTTTTGGATTAGTATCAGAAGTTTCAGAACATTTACTAAAGTTCTGCTTCGTTACATCAAGATTAACATATCTGCCATTCATATTGTATGCCATCACACTATAAGACATTACAACTTCAAGAGGATAAGTATTATATTCAGTAGACTTTTTCATTAATTTGACCTTCTGTTTATTTAATAACTATACATATAATAACACATAGGAATACAATGTCAACCATAAATTGGAATGATTATAGACAATATACTATAGACAAAATTAATAACGCAGTTGTTGATTACGATCCTTACTGGCATGTTAAGTTAGACGACACATTACATCCAGAACTTTTTAGTCTATGTAAAGAAGAATGGCCTGATTATAGTTCTGTGCCTTATACAACCAACCATAAAGGCTTTAATCAGAATAGAAAGTTTACAAGTCCAAATAAAGAATATCTGCCTTTTTATTCAGATTTTTATAAAAACATTATTGACCACCCTGATATAAAAAACGCAGTATATAATTTAGAAGGACTAGACATTAAAAATTTTTCACATACATCTAGTAGTCTTTGGGAAGACTACAAAGGGTATGGAGTAAATAATCATGTCGATGGATACAAAATGGATATTGCATGGCAGTTATATGTTTATTGTGATGGAGGAGAAAAATGGGGCACCAGTTTAAATGATGAACATGGAAATGAACAAAAAAGATTTCCGTTCACTCCTAATCTTAGTTGGATAATGCGGAATGATGCTTTTAGTTGGCATAGTTGTGATGAGATAGAATGTGACTTACGTCAAAGTATTATGACACGTTTTATGCAGGAGTAAGTTCTTTATAAACAAAACCTAAACTATTTTTTACTTGTATATTTCTACTAACACACTGTCTATCCCATAAATCATTACTCCAGTTTAGTTTACCAATATAATGACTATAATGATACTTTGATGGGTCAGTAAGTATAGTTGTATGCCATAATCTTATTTTTTGGTCATCTATCCATTCTGCTAGTTCCGGTATATTATCCAAGTTATCTTTTTGAATTACAGTATTGACCATAAAATTTGGGCTAAGTTTATCCCTTAGTATTTGTATGTTAGACTGTATCATATCCCAACTACACAACGTTCGTATACGTTCAATAACATCACCAGTGCCATCTATACTAAGCACAAAGCATACATTTGTAAATGGTTCAAGTGCAGTCATCATATGTTTGGTTAAGATAGTTGCGTTAGTATTAATAACTATTTCACAGTCTTTGTTTTCAAGTGACTCTAACATCTTGCTAAAACTTTTAATCATAAAAGGCTCGCCTCCTGCAAGATATATACGTTGTGTATGTGGACTAATGTCTGTATTGTCTGGGTCAACAGTTTTGTATACTTGTTCTTTTCCTAAGTACCTAGCCCATTCACTGCTACTTACTGCATTACACGTCTGACAACGTAAATTACAAAGGTTACTATAACGAAAATCATAACTTAATGTATGAGGATTAGAAAAATCTATATCATAGTTTTTCATCCAATGTTTATTATGAAATTGTCTTTCACTAAATGTTTTCAATTTTTCTTGTTGTAAACATTTTACACACTCAGGAACGGGGTCATTCATTAACATAAGTTTACGAATTTCTTGCTGTCTTTCCTTTGTTATTGTATCACTACTTATACAACAAACCTTACGTTTATTGTTTAAGTCTACATGTTCATGTATGAAAGGTAAGACGCAAAAACTATTACCAAATTTCAGTACATCTTTTAATATCATATAATATTCTCTACCAACGTAGCCGCTAAATTTTTCCTAAATAAAAACACAGTAGCAGTGTTTTTTTCTGTACTTGAGTTACTTACTGCTAATAGGTAAGGTTCTGTGCAATCTACGAAAGTACTATTTAATTTTACATATTCAAATTCATCTTTAAAATAAGATTCGAGAACTTTTTTTGTACCACTAAAACAAAAATAGCCTCCCCTTTTAATTGAATCAAAACAAGTTTTCATTGACCCTTTTGGAAAATGACCAATCGTAAATACTCCCATTGCTAATAGCACGTCAAAATCATCAACAGGTAACTTATCGTCTTTAATAATATGATGATACACATTATTATATACTTTAGATTCTATGGCTCTTTTAACCATTCCTTTGGACCCATCTATACCATCAATATAAGTAAAATTCATTAAGTTTAGATACTTTGCTACATTACCCGGGCCACACCCAACCTCTAATATCTTTTTACTTTTATCTATGTACTTATATAATAAAGCAGTACACCCTACTGGACCCATATATCCTGCTGACATTATATCCTGTTCATAAGTGTCCCAATTATCGTAGTACTCTAATAGTTCTTGTTGAGATTTTGTTTTGTAACTGTTTGCTAGTTTATCCATCTTATGTTCTTATTTGACATAGTTCAACTAACGTAGCAGACAAGTTTATCTCTTGGTCTGCTACTAATGGAATTGCTCTAAGACCTTTTGCAATAACTAGAATGGCGGCATCTTGTTTATCTTGTGTATTGCCCCATAGTTCTAAGTTATCGTACATCCAACGGAAAACTTCATCCATCTCTTCAGGACGTACTTGACTACACAACATCTTCCTAGCATCCATTATCTTGCCTTGCTTAAACAAGTCAACTACTGCTAATCTGTAATCAGCAGTTGCGTTGTCACTCTCTTGTGGCTTTAATAGTTTGCCATCAACAGTATTCATTTGTACTAGGTTTAAACATTTTCTTAAATCAGGATATGTTGCTTTTACATAACTATCTAATGTATCGATATCAATCTCTACTTGTTCTGTAACTAATACTGTTGCAATTCTAGCAGTAAATTCTGTTGTATCAATTTTATCAATGTGAAACCCTTGACATCTACTATGTAGTGCTGGAATAACTTTGTTAGGATAATTACAGGTTAGTATAAATCTAGCAGTACTAGCATATGTTTCCATAACACCACGAAGTGCCGCTTGACCATTTGGAGAGATATAATCAGCCTCATCTAGTAGCACAATCTTAAATTCACCAAAAGGCATAGTTGCTACAAAGTTAGTAATCTTTTCTCTAACATTGTCGACGCTATTTTCTCTACTAGCATTTATTTCTAGTATATCATATTCGTTAATACCAAGTTGTTTAATCAGTATCTTTGCTAGTGTAGTTTTACCAACACCAGGACTACCACTAAACAATAAGTGAGGAATAGCACCACTGTCTACCCAACCTTGTACTTGATTCTTTTGTGCTGAATCTCTAAACACATAATCATTTAATGCATCGGGTCTGTACTTTTCTGTCCATAATTCTTTCATAATACTATTATACACTCTTTCTTTGTCTAATTACAAGTTTTTCTATATTATCTTCGTTACTAGTTACTTGCCACATACTAGATTGATGTTCTTTGGAACAAAACCAATTTAGAACACCGTGTTGTTTTCCAAATACATTAGTGGCATTACCTTTAAAATTATCTGGATTATATGTAGGAACAGTAACCCAATACATATTATATCCTAAACTATCTAACAAGTCATATATTACTTTATTCATACTTGCATCTTGCATTTCGATTAATAATTTAGGTTTAAAATGCATTAGTGTCTGTTGAGCACCTAGTAATATAGGAAACTCCATTCCTTCTGCATCTATCTTAATAAAGTCTATTGTTGACATTTCTGTTTTAGCAAAAAAGACTATATTGTCTAAAGTTGTACAAGTAACAGTATTGCCAGGGCTTATTCTGGTTTTCCCGTAATCAAACGTTGTTCCAACTTCGACAGTGTCATTACCTAATGCTAATCGACTAGTTTTAATATTTTTACTAAAACACTTGTCTGTATTCAATTTAAGTAAGGCGTAATTGTCTGGATCAGGTTCAATAGCCATTATTAGTTTTACATACGGTGCAATCCCTAATGTATGTGTGCCTATATTGGCACCTACATCTAAAACAAAACTACTACGATTTACATGTTTCTTAATTAATTCTACTTCTTGGTCACAGTATTCGCCGTATAACTTTAGACTTTTGCCTATAGTTGGATCGCTTTTATAGTAAGCCATTTCGCCATAACTAGTGCTAGTCCTTACTATTTTTTTCATCCGTAAGTTCCACTATTCTATTTAATAACTTTTGGACATACTTTTGTTGTTCTGCCTGGTCTAATTTTAAAATTAAATTTTCTTTTTCTATTTTAGCAATATATTCGAAGGTTTCGTTTATATTATTATCCAATGCCTCCCCCCACTCCTGGAACCTTAGTTGTTGCACCTGGCGCCGCATAAACTGCACCTTTATCATTGAATCCAGTAGTTGGGTTTATACCACCATGAGCAGCATCGTGTGCTCTTTGTGCCCACATATTCTTTTCACCTTCTTGATACTCTAGTGCAGGTCCTGATAAACCCCTTTGATGACCCATGCTACTTTTCCAAACTTCTTCTGCAGGAGGTTCGTCTTGTATAATTAATATATCTGTAGGGTCTACTGTTCTTACTGTTTCTCCATTAAGTTCGAATCCTCTGCTCCATCTACCATGTGAGACTAGTATCCAGTTGTCGACCGTAACTTCTTCTTGTTCTTTTCCTATTGCAATTACCTGACACCAACGAGGGTGAATTCCTCTAGTAGTAGCATCATCATTTGGTATATAGATCCCACTTGCAGTTTTAATTGTGTCAAACTTCATATCACGAACTAGTACACCGTCTCTTAACGGATAAAAAGTTCCTGTTGCTTTGGTAAAATTGTATTCCATGTATTACTCCGTTTCTTTATTGTTAGAAGAAGATGTTGTGTCCGGCTGGGTCTCAGACGTCTCGTCCGTTTCACTTCTTACTGGTGTTCCAGTTGGTCCTAGTTCGTCTTCCTCAACATCTTCTTGTTCGTCTTCATCCTCAAATATTTCGTCTGAACTTTGAGGTATCCTTTCGTCAGTTGGAACCATAGTATTTAACTTATGGTACTCACGCATAACATCTTCTCTACTCTTAACTATTTCTCCACTTGGGTCGATATAATCTCCACGAGCATTTACGTTCATATTTCCTATTGCAGGTACTGTTTCGTGTTGACTTATTAAAGCATTAAAATCAACTACCTTACCTTGTGCTGTTCTGTATTTCTTCGCCATGATATATTCTCCAATAAAGTGCGTATATTATTATTTATCTTAAGAAGTCTTCAACATTTAAGTCATAGTATAAACTATCTATTTTATGTACACCGATTAAGTATAGTACATAACTTGCTACACTACTACCTCTGCCCACACCCCATACTATATTATTTTCTCTCATTGTTGCTACAAAGTATCTTAAGAAGCATAATAAGTTTAATAAGTTTCTTTCTTGAAACATTATAAGTTCTTTGCCTACTCTTTGTAATTCTACGTCATTATTACACTGATCTAAACACCATTTTGCAATATCAAAATTAGCATAATCTGTAGGCATATTCCATTGCTTCTGATTCTGTTTATGATATTCTTCTACACTACAGTTGAGAGTTTTTAATTCTTGTAGTTGTATTCCTGTATAGAGTAATTGACTAGCACTGTTAAACTGACTAACAGATTCTATATCTAACTTATTAAGATCCACAGTAGGATTAGTGTAGATTGCATTTATAGCATCTGTTTCACTATAGAGTTGTCTGCTATACTTGTCTAACTTCATTTTTCTTTATCGCCTTCAATAACTGTAAATTCTCTAACAATCCCATCTTTAGATTTTTTCTTATCTTTGGTGTATCCTAGTTTTACTTCATCCCAAGTTTGTTGTAGTAGTTCAACTTCACCTTTTTCAGATTTATAAAAACTAGGATCTTTGGATTTCCAATACTCTGCATATTTTTTCCATTTAGGATCTACGATCTTATCTAAGATATTGCCATCATCATCTTCACTACTATGTGTATGACTAATGCCGTTTCCTTGGTAACTTTCAATCCATACACTATCTACAAGTAGTACACCTTCTAGTATTGCATTTAGTTTTGTATACAAACTGATAGCGAGTATATGATCATACGGGTCATCAATTAAAGGATGTATTCCTGCATAGAACATTGTTCCTTCTGAAAGTATGTCTTCCATTGATTGAGGTCCAACTAGCATACAATTATCTAGCATCGTTTCAACGTAGACGTTTACTCTTTCACAAGCAATAGAAATATCTGTCCCTGATCCTTTACCGTCTGTTAACAAGTCGATCTTAACGTCCCACCTGTTAGGTAGTATGCAACCATCTAATATTACTGTTGCTAGAAATGTGTGTTTTATCGTAATCATTATCCAATATCAATGATGTCATCCCAATCATTGCCTTTTTCTTTTGCTTTATCTGTTACTTTTTTTAGTGCTTCTCTATCTCGTCTAGTGCGTTCTTCTGTGTAGTCATTAAGTACCATTTGCATTTGTGGTACAACATCCGGACTAGATCTATAAGCCTGTACTAATCTTGTGGTTAATTTTTTTAGTTTCTCATCTAGTTCAGTATCTTTTAAATCTCTTAAATTGCCTGTAAGTGGGTGGTTCATTTTCTTTCTTCCTTTCTTATTACAGCCCATGCAAGAAAGGATCTATACATCGCTCTACAAAGTAATGCTCCTATTAAACCTAACACTAAGTTGCCACTGAGTATAAGAGTAAAATTAAAGTAGATTATTGTACTATAAAACGCAACTGCTATATGGTCTTTAGGTTCTAAATCTGTGTTAGACATCGCCTTCCTGTCTGTTCTCACTATAGTGAGCATCAAAGTCGCCACCTGGGTACCTTGCTTTAAGTTTATCAATATTCATCTGTATAACTTCATTTGGATCAATGTTTAGTGCCATACACCCTTGCATCCAGTACCACATAATATCACCTAGTTCACGTTGCATATGAAAGATATTATCTTTATCTAACGGCTTGCCTTGGAACATGATCTTCTTTACCACTTCAGTAAATTCGCCTGCTTCAGCACCTAAGCCAAATGCCGCAGTCACTAATCGAGGCATGTCAGCATCACGTTGATTAACTAATGTTACCCAACGATTAGTAAACGTATCATTATTCTTACTTTCGTCACTAGTTACTGCGTCCACGAATTCTTTATATTTGTTAAGGTCTATTTGAGACATTTGTTACTCCTAATTTATAATATAATTATAAACTAAAGTAATAGTAAAGTCAAATATTAAATTGCCTGAAGAACTAATTTTTTCCATATAACAGTTGAACCATCATAAGTTCCTGTACATACATATAAGTTAGTTGCATCATTAGAAATCATACCAGCAATATCGCCTACTTGTCCGACGGCTGCCGCAGTTCTAACATCAATCTTTGCTCTGCTACGAGTTAAGTCGTTAACTGCAATAGTTGTTCCAGAATCATCTGTTGTAAATTCAAGAATGTATGTACCAGTTCTATCAAACGTAATTACATTAGATAACTGTCCTTGGAGTGTATCAACTCCAATAGTACATGCTGAAGGTAATGTTACTGTATGTGCAACACTTGCTACTGTTATTTCAACTCTAACTCTACTTAATGTACCACTTGCACTGAAGTTAGTAAATGTTAGTGTAATACTACCAGTTGTAGTAACTGTTTGGTACCCACCTGTTGTATAATTAACTGTAGTTGTTCCACTTAATGATCCTAAAGCAGTTCTTGTTTCGCTAAAATCTTGTATAGCGAAGTCACTCAAAATTGCCCCGCCTCCAGTATTTGCAAGTGTAGTTCCAGTTAACGCACTTTTAAGTATAACTTTACTTTGTAAGTCTTCTAGTTCTGTTTTTGCGTTAGTAAAGTTAGTTTTGATATTCGTAAAGTTATCACGAAATCCTTGACTATCGTTATCTTGTCCGGCTATTGGAAAAGTGCCGTCTACATTATTACTATTAATATTACTTGCCATTTTTTAAAAACTCCGTTGTCATTGTGTGGACATATTATTATTTATCTAAAAAGATCTCTCTGAGGGAAAGCAATATATTGATCGCCTTCGTCTATTGTCTCTGTATATTTACTTGCACCTGAAAAGAATCTAGTTTCTCCACCGTCGAATGTTGTTTTTAGTGCAAACCCTGGGTTAGTTAGACTATTTACTAAATCAAATGTTGTTTCAGGTGCTGGTATAAACTTCTCATTATCAGCAATTATTACTGCACTATCAGCAGTAATCTTATCTTCTGTATACGTATCGGCAGTTATAGTTGTATAATCAGCATTAACTAGTGTACTATCACTAGTATTTGCCCTGTACATCTCTCTAGTATTATCAACAGTTTCTACGGTAGAATCAGCAGTTATTACTCCACTACTTACTGAAATGCCGTTTCTAGAGTAATAATCAGCAGTATACGTTACTTGTGTACTCTTATTGTAGTATGTACTTAAATTATTGTCAAGAATAAATCTATCTATTTCAAAACTTATTTTCTTAAGGTCTAATGTTGTTCTTTGTGATAACAGATATGCTACCTTTTCGCCTTGTCCAGGTTGTACATAGACAATAGGAGCAACTAATTTCCAACCAATAACTTTATTATCTACATCTGTTTGTTTATCTTGCATCCATTGAGGTAATGTTAATCTTTCTAGTACTCCGTATCCTACTTTATCAAGAAGTCTCTTTCTCATATTCTCAACAGCATTTGGATAAACATATCTTAAGTTTCCAGCAGATGCTTTGTAATTTCCAGTATCAGTTTTAAACCATCCATCGTTTACACGAATCGGTTTACTAAACCCAGACATGCTAGTTATACTTTGTTGTACATGCAAATCAATCGATTGTGCAGCCGGACTTGCTTCTCCTGTGCTAGGATCTATTCCAATGCCTGTATCTGTAAGTTCAACATAAACAATGTCATATTTACCAGTACCGTCTAAGTTATATGCTTTTGAAGTTCTAATGTCACCAAAGGATAAAAGACTATTGGAGTGATTCTGTGACATCGCCTCAATGTAATCTGTGTTTGGCACAGGGTTAAGTCCACTAGCAACAAGTGCCCTTATATCTGTTTGGATGCCAAAATTTATATCACCGTTTCTATAAATATCGTCAGGGTTTATATCATCTGAATTTTGAATTAATGCACTGTATATATCTCTCTGTGCATTAACTGGTAGTGCTTTAATATATAAACTTTCCCAAGGTTTATAACTATTAGGAAGAATATTTACAGTAAACTCTTGAAATGTGTCTATACTTAGATCTTCATTGTAAACTCGTACAGTAAATTTATTTTCTCTTTCAAACGTTGTTTCAGAAGTTAGAGGAAAGGCTGTTCCATCAAATATAGTAGTTCCAGTATCAAACATCATATGTTCAAAGGCAACTCTTCCTGTAACTAATCCGTTAGTCTCTACTCTTAGCCCTTGTGGTAACCTATTAGCAGACCCTGACTTTAATTCGTAATATACTCGTGTGCCGCTACTAATAGTTGCTGTAGTAGTTAATTCACTAATTGCGCCTGTTGCAATCGTTCCGAGATCTGATGTGGGCCATGTCACGGTTCCTGCAACACTACCGACTATTCTTAGTGTAAAGAAAGTCAATTCACTTTCGTATGTTACATCATCTGCTTTAAATGTTTTTATTCCAAATGTAAAGTCAGATGTAACTGCGCCTTGACTAGGAATAATACCAGTAAGCCATCCACTTTTTTGATCTAATTCTAGTCCATTAGGTAAACTGTTTTCACCTCTATCAAAAGATTCAGCATCAAAGTATCCCTCATCAGAGTCAAATCCTAATGCAACACCTGTTGTTATAGTATAACTTAGTGGGTCTGCATCAAAATCATATCCCTGGAATTGAAAGTTATAGTAATTGTCATGTAATACTGTGCCTAAGTCTGCTTGTTGTGTTACCATATAAGGGTTACGTCTAGTATCAAAGTCAGCAGTCATCCTGCTTTCTAATTTTGTAGTATCAGAAACTGCATAAGCATTATTATCTGCTGAAAATGTTGTTCCGTCTGCTGATGCTAGAGTACGACTTGCAACAAACATAGAGTAAACTCTTGTATCTGTTCTATTTGTAATATCTGTAACCTGTGCAGTAAATTCAAAGTCTTTACTAACACTTACAGTAGAGAAATCATAACTACCAATGTCATAATTATTTACATCAAAACCTGGAGTTCCTGTTTCTGAAGGAGTCGGAAGTAGATATCCACTAATTACACCTGCAGTGCTTAGTGTTAGACCAGTAGGTAAATTACCACCAATGATACTCCAAGTTTGTGTATCTAATGGATCTGGATCAGTAGCAGTGAGAGAAATTGTTACTTGATCACCGTCAAAGTATTTCCCTAAATCTGCTAGAGGTTTCGTATCTATTACAGGATCATCAGGACCTGTAATTGTCATTGTAAATACTCTGTCAGCAACTAATCCGTCGTCACTTGTTGCTCTAATAACAAATTCACTAGTAACATCAGTTCCCACTTCTTGAGGAACACCTTGTATATAGTCTACACTTCTAGGATACCCTTCTACAGTACCATTAATAGCAATTCGTATTCCATCTGGTAATACACCACTAAGGTATGAAAATAGAGAAGTATTCTCCGCCGCCAATGATATCTGGTAGAACTCTTGTTCTACAATAGTTCCAAGTGAACCGGGTGGTGTTGTCCATACTGGTGCAGCCATAAACGTTTTCCTTAGTTTATACTATTTATCAGCATGTTGATTTTAATTAAACGGCAAAACTCTCGCCACATCCGCAACTAGCGGTAGCATTAGGGTTGACAACTTTTAAGTATGCACCACCAAGTTCGTTAACCCAGTCTACAGTGCAACCTATAACAAACATCTCTGATGCTCGGTCTAGTACTAGGATATCTTCTATTAGTGTGCCGTCGCCTATCTCATCTACAAAGTCCCACTTATATTGAAACCCACTACAACCACCACCGTATACGCCTAAACGTACATATGTAGACTTTTGGGTAGCAGTCTGAGTTGTTAGATATTCTTTTGCATTATCAGTAATGTTTAACATACAAATATTTATTCCATCTTAATTCACACTAACGGTCTCGTTGTTGTTTTCTTTAACTTTAGTTCCACAGTATTTACAATTATCATCACACTCTGATAACCATTCTGTGTCTACAAACTCAGTAGTAGATAACTCCATGCCAACAATTTTTCCAGTTGTTCGGCATAGGTAGATTGACGGATTTAACATTAACGTTTTCCTCACTAATATGTAATTGATACTGCTATTTAGTAAAGATTGGCGGACAGTGTAGGATTCGAACCCACGGAACGTTTGCACGTTCAAGAGATTAGTAATCTCCCGCTTTCGACCACTCAGCCAACTGTCCTTTTGTCTTT